TCCTCAGACTCAGACATGATGTAACTAACAATATCATTACCGGCTGTACTATTCTGCTCCCAGGTAGACATAAACTGTCTGTACTGTAATGAAGGCATATTAGTATTCCACTCATGTGATTTAGTAGCATCATAGTATGATCCATCATTCTGATAACCTTCTAAAGGATAACCAGCAGCTCTTGTAGGATAAATAGCCTCCATAGAACGCAACTGATCATCAGTCATCAAGTAACCATACTTGTCAATAATATCTGCTACAGTATATAATTCAATCTTACCTACCCAGTTACCCTGAGAGATGTATCTTACATCAGGAGACTTATGATAGAAAGTTACTAAAGGATTCCATAACTCCATCTCATAATCATCCTCATTCATCTTAAAGTGCCAGAACTCTCTATCTGTGATTAACATATCACGGAAAGCTCTTTCTTCAAGTTCATCCATTTTAAATCTTTCCTCATCTACACGGGCTTGGTGTTCTGCCCATTCTTCTAGCATAGATCTATAATCTTTCTTAAAGAACTGTTCAATTTCAGGTAATGATCTAAGATTTTCTGGAGATAATGCTTTCTGGATTTCAGGATCTTCTAAATCAGCACCCTGCTCAATCATACTCATCACCATCTTACGCTCAGCATCAGCTAATAACTTCTGCTCAACCATAGCTCTCTTCTGCTCTAATAACTCATTATATGAGATCTCATCTACAGCACGGAAACTAACTCTAGTATTTCTCTTAGCAAATTCAGAAACAAGTACGTTAATTACGTTAGGGATAATTGGGTAAAACTTTAACTCTAATGCAGACTGATCCTCTTTAGTAAGAACATCAATTAACTCTGCATATTCTACATCCTCTTCAACAACATAATCTGTTTTATCAATAATACCTTTAGCAAGCTTATAGTTCTTAGAAAGCCTTCTAGCATTTCTACGCAACTGCTTCATGCCCTGCCATTCTAACCAATCCAAATTCCAGGCTGCCCAATCATCATCCTTCTCCTTTCTTGGTATAAATTGAATGGGTTGAGTAAGAGTACTCATTCTGTTGTACTCTGCCTTAGCTCCATTCTTGAGCTGCATTGCATTATATAATTGCATAGTCTGTAATTGTTGTATTAGGTTGTTCTATTAATTCATCTAAACTCATCTCAATGGTATCATCATCTTCATCAGAATAATAGCTAACGTAAGTTACATTAACTGTAATATTTTCCATTGCCGTAGTACTTATGTACCAGTTCATTATCTTAAATTTTTAAATGCCTGTTTTGGCCTTTGCATACCGCTAGAAGACCCGCTTTTCCCAATATGCCTAAAAGCCCCTACTTTTAATTTATATAAATCTTTTGACTTATCCAAACTTTCAGGGTTTAGTTCTCTACGTTTTAAATATCCACGGTTTGATTGTTGGATTTTTGCAAAGGCTACTAGAGCTGTAAATGCTACAAGTCTATCCACGTTTAATCCTTCTCTATATGCCAGCATCTCCTTGATTAGCATAGGATCCGGTATTCTAGATACACCATATGTTGTCTTTACAACTGACCCATCTGTCTTATAATCATGGTCTATCTCTTCTCTAAGAAACTCAATAGCATAAGAGATAAGGTGTGCCTTAAATAATGTACCCGTGTTTCTCCAACCATACTGCTGATATACACTGGCATTACTACCAATATCTTTCAGGAATAAGATCTGATCTTTAGTTACAAGATATCTTTGCTTTCTCTGGGAGATCATATATTGAATAAATAAAGATACGTTATTCTCCACTAGTGTCCAAGCATTATACCATTCTATAATTAGTTCTAATCTTTCATGTGTTTTTTTGATATCATCAAAACGCCCACACCAAGCTGCTACAATTTTATCCTGTTCTATATGCGTTTTCTGCTCTCCGTTCTCTTCTCTAGATACTTCAACAGGGGCTTTATAAACAAAAATAGAACAAAGAGAATCAGAGGTAGTAGTCTTACCTTCAGAAACCGGGTCAATACTTGCATAATACATTCCAAATGTGGGATCTTTTTTAGGTCTCTCCCACACGACCAGACAGCCACTCTTATCCTCCGTCTTTTTAGAAATAGGGAACTCATTGATAGGTAATTTGTTAGATTCTTTTACAGTTAAATTGTTATGTTCATCCCTGTATAACTCTAACAATTCATAAGGATATTCTTTGTCTTCAATTCTCCTTAACTGAGCAGCAAGTAAGTGCACTGCAAACACAGATTCCCTTCTAAATGCAAATGCCTCTTCAATATTTGTAGGTTTCTGAGAAATACGCAACTGATACTTATCAGGCTCAATCTCTTTCTTCCACTTTATTCTCTCTTCTTTAATAGCTTCTAAAGCTTCCTCTACTAATGAGTTACCATACTTATCTACAAATGGCATCATAGACCATTGTTCTGGAATAAATAATCCAGCTGTACCAATAGTTCCTTTACCGTCTAATAGATTAGTTTCTACTGCATAAATATCATTAGCTTCAGGATTCATGATCAGATTCTTCAATGGTTCACACTGATCCAAATCACCCACAGATCCTGCTGCAATAAATACACCGGTAGTCACCATACCAGACTGTAATGCTGGCCGTAAGTACTCATATGTTTCCCCCATCTTAGGAGCAATACCTGCTTCCTCATGAAAGAAGTACTGACAAGGACCACCCACACCGGCTGTTGCAGATTTCTCAAAGGACATACCTTGTATAGTACCCTTTAATCCTACCTCAGTTTTCTTATTACCTTTTCTTACCTCAATCTTTTGCTGCCATAGCATAACCTTATCCGGATTCATAGGTCTATACCAAGCAGTATGCTCATTTAAGAAAGATGCGTACTCATCTAAAAACTTCCAAGTACCTTTATCATTTATATAGTCTTTCAGAGAAGCACCCATTTTAAGAGTAACACCCTCTTCAAACCATAATGAATTAATTAATTTACCAGCATGAAAGTATGATGATGCAATCTGACGTTTCTTCAAGATAGCTACGTGCTTGTAGTACAATTCAGCTAGTACTTCATACAATGCCATGTGATACTGTGCATCCCGGACTTTAGCAAATCCAAACTTCTTCTCTTCCTTATCATAAATAGGTAGGAAGTTAAGCCACATATAATAGTCTCTAGTTAGATACCATACATTCTTACCATCCTTATACAATACCCCATTCCTACATTTCTTCTTTTGGTCATCCCAGTAATAAATGTAATCCTTTGATTTAAAGGGTGCTACAGTGTAAAAACCTAACTTGTTAAATACACTGGCTTCTTTATTAAACAATAAAGCTGTTTCATTAAAGTTATACTGACCCGGTTCTTTAAATAATGTAAGCACATACTCTCTCCATTCCTCTTTAGAAGAAAATGTACTAGTAGTCCATGCACCATTATCCCAGGTTGGTATCTCTATAATTTCACTCATCTACTTTATCTTCAGGCTCTTCAACATTTCCGTTATATTTAATAATCATATAAAGTAATGTATCAATTGTCTTAGATGAAATCCTAGAATTACATTCTTTAGTATTATTAAAATATGCTTCTTTATCCTCAGATTTAAAAGCACTCCATAGTTTGGTATGGGGGTTATATGTAAATAACCATCCATATAAATTGTATTCCGTATTATTGGTCATAAGCTAATCCTATATTTCCTCTTACTTGGCTTTGTTGTTCTTCAGCTAAATCTTTATAAGCCCCTTTAAAAGATTGCCTAATCTGCTCAAACTTAGCAGCAGCGTTTACTAATGCAGTGATGTTACCATCTCTACCATGCTGGATTTCTGTAGTCTCCATATAATGGGCCAATCTATCCAGCATAGACTTAATACCTACATACGTTCTATACGTAGGAGTCTCATATAATTTCTTACATGTATTCATACCCCGGATAATCAAGTCATCCTCAGTAGAAATATCCATATCAATCTCTGACATAATAATCTCTTCTTTCTCATGTTCAGGAACATTAAAGAAAGGATTAAGATCAGGATTAGGACAGGTCATGTAGAACAGGTAAGTGTATACTTTTAAATAATCATCCGGATACTCAGTCATTATATCATTCAAAGACGATATTGTATAACAGTGTTCCGTAGGTACTACTTTGTTGTTTACTATATCAAATAGTTTAATTAGCATCTTGCTTGTGTTTAATTAAGTTAATAACCTCAGCTTTAAGATAAGGTAGATCATAAGGCACAATCTTTTTAACTAAAGGTTCTCCTTGGTCATCTAGCTTAGTAATAGGATTTCCAAACTTATCTGTACCATCTGTATAGAACAATACGTGGTGAATAGTAATCTTTCCCGGCTTAAGTTTAGGGTTATGCTTTAATATAATATACATATAAGTGGACAACTGTAGTGCATAATGCCAAAAGTTACAGTCATCCAGATGAGATACTGGTGATAACATTTTCTGTGATACACCCTCCCAATTTACATATGATTCCTTCTTAATCTCTTTATTGGTTTTGTAGTCTGTAATATTCACCTCTCCTTTTGCTACCTCTACAAGATCTGATTGACCACATATACCAGCAGACTTTAAGTATACAAAATGCTCAGGATACATACCCTCTTGCAACTTCTGTGGTGGAGCATATTTAATATCATCCGTAATAAGGGGTCTAATGATAGGTAAAATGCAACCATGTCTTTCAATAGTATTCAATTCAAGTAAGTCAGCTTCACGTTGATTGTGATACCAGTTGCCCTGATCAATAGCTCTAGTAGATTCATTCTCCCAAGCCTGCAAGATATCTTGTACAGACATACCATACCACTTAGACTTCTTAGACTTAGATGATTTCTCTGCTACAGTCTGAGCATCAAAAGGTTTCTTATACTTAGATATAAAAGAGGTGACAGAAGTCCACTCTATTACTTCAGATGAATCAACAGATTCATACTTGTGGTTTTGCGATTTAAATATTACACTCATAACTTAGATAATAAATCATCCTCCTCTTCTTGAGTAAGTAATGCTGGCCATTTCTTTACAGGACACTCAGAAGATAAACTCCTAGTCTTGAATTTTAACGAGCACCCACAGTTAGAGCAACATGGTTGTGAACCTGGTGCCAAACAACTAGCTCCGGTAACATCATAATTAGGACAAGCCATACATATAGTGTTGCGCTCTAATGCAATCTGCTCAATAGTGTCTGTAGTAAATAAATAGTTCTTAATTCCTTCTAGGATTAAAGACTTATTATTCCAGAGTGTTGTCAGTTTGTTGTTTTTTATTTTTTCTATGATCTTTCTTTTTCTCATATTCTTCTTTCATTTTGATTTCTAGTGCTTGCATTTTCTCTAGCTTATCTACTGTACCCTTGTACACATGATATCTTGAAAAAACTAAGTTCTCTCTATTTGCTAAGTACTCAGAATATCTCCGGATACTAGTTTGTAGAATATCCCATTTAATATTAAAAGTACCGAGACCATCTATAAGTACATGCGGATCCTCTAGAGAAGATAAAGACTTCCTAGCTTTGTCCCAGTAAAAGTCAGTAACAGCTTTAACTACTTTCTGTTCCATCTCTAATTCTATAGACGTTTGCTTTAAGATATCTTTATACTTCTTGGGGTTCAATACTTACAAATTTATAATCTAATAAAACATTACCAGTGGCTTGCACATTAAGGACGGGTGCCAACTTAATCATCTTCCTTCCCTTACCATTCTTTTCAATCATGCCTTTGCGTTCAAACTTAATAACTGCATTCCTAACAGATTGAGGGGTCTTGAAGATCCCCTCATCTGATACATAATTACAAAACTCGGTAAGCTCAATCTCCCCATTAAATGCAAGCATAGTAAGACAATCAAGATCAGCGTTACTAACGTTAATCCTCTCAAGATAACAATGGGTGAGGAGTTGATACTTTACAATATCACTCTTATCCATCTTAACCTTCTTACTAACTTGATTTACGATCATGACCTCTTAAGTGTTCTTGGCTTTTCCTCTTCCTCCTCTTCATCCGGGGCCAACATATTAGCCACCATAACTTGGAACTGCAAGCGCTTAGCTCTCTGTTCCTCAATCTGTGTAACTAACGTTTCATACTCTAACTGTACAGTTAAGAATTCTACCTGTTCAGAATAATACTGAACTAACTTTTCTTTGCGCTCTTTTACCTCTTCAGGTGTAAGCTCTTTATTTTCATCCATTGGTTTATAATTTACATTTCCCAGTACACATACACCAGCTCATTGCAATCACAAGGCTCATCAGGTTCCATTGGTTTACCACACCTAATACAAGTGACTGGCTTTCTAACTTCTTCATTCTCTGGCATAATATACAAGTTTACACTTTATATATTTACCACCACTAACAAATTATTAACAAATATACATACTAAAATAATTGGGTATATATTTGATCATGGTTTTAAACTCAAATATACCTCACTTCAAAGCATTAATAAAAAGGGCTTATCTCACTAAGAATACAGAGGACACAGAATATGATAACATCTATGTATTCGGGATACAAAGTGTAGCGGGTAAAATACTAACCTTTCACGTTATTACTGACTACGGTATGGTAAGATCCAGAGTACCCATAAGTGAGATATATACTAAGGAGTGTGATAACGATATTCCATTTCACTTCAAACAACTATGGGATTGCTTCAGTGAAAATGTAAGTGTAGTACACTATGACTTCTTAAGTGAACACAGATGCCAGGTAATTCTAAAAGACAAAACAATGATCTGGGCTAACTATCTATTTACAGTGGACTGGTACAATAACCCATACAGTGATGAACCAAGTGACTACAAAGCGGGACATATACTAGTGAGTGAAAATGGTTATTTGCTATGCATGCCTAATAACCGGATATACTGGAAAGACTCTAACTGGGTAACTAAAGATTTCCCATTACACCCTACATCATACAAAGTAGATACAGAACTACCTAGTGTAGAAAACCAAAGTGACAGATGGGTGGCAGAAGATACGGACAACTACTACTACGGTATAAATTAAATTTTAAGGTGAGATAAAATACCCCCGGCACATGGGGTTCACTCTAATACCCCCCACGTATATGGGGATTGTTTTATGGGTGGCAGTGGGGTTGATTCCCCCCACGCATGCCCCCGGCTACAAAAAGGTTAGGGGCTACCCCCCACAGGCTAGAACTAAAAGGCTACTCTTTATTACTCGGTGCTTAAATAAAATAGTACCTATAAATAATTAGTTTACCATGGGGCTAAATAGATAATTAGAGTGGTAGTGGTAGATAATAAAAATGGGGATGAGAACAAGGACCAAGCAGAAGGTGCAAGTGGGTGCTGTAAGAAATACAAGAAAAACTGTATTAAGGGGTATATCTTATTAAACTATAAGGGCTACTTTTTATTACTCAATGTTTATAGAAAAATATAACAACAAAAAAACCCTATTATGAAAGCAAAAAAGATTAACGAGTATTCCAAGAATGGAAGAGTTGTAAAGGTGTATGAAATCACTTCCGCAACTCCTGAACAACTTCACTTGTACGCTGAAATCCAAGGTGATTACTACCGTGTGAATGAAGAGAACCAACGCCCATTGTTTTTCTATCGTGAAGACTTTGCACCCAATGAAATTGAGTTGCAGTTTAACCGGGACAAAACAGGTGTGTATGTATCCAACAATTCTGTACAGAAGATTATGTCTGCAACAGAGCGTTTGGGTAACACCACATTGGGTAATGCATTTGCACAGTTGAGTGCACAGCATTTGTTCACACAATTAACCGGTGTTGCTATGCAGGCACCTGTTGCTGTTGCTGAACCTACTGCGGTAAGTAGTGCAGTAGCAATGCCTGATGCTAATCCGTTTACGGAAGAGTCAGGTGAGTAATGATAAACATACAGTGTAGGATAACTCCTGCGCTGTATGTTTTTATATTATAGAATTACTTACAAAGCAATACTTAGCCGAAGAGAGGATTTGTAGATATGAGGGCTAAAAACAGTTTTGTTTAACTTTTGAAACTATAAACCCCGTAATTCTTGAGACAATTGTCATAATGTTTAACTTTTTCATGACAAACTGTATAATACAGTGGACAGTTGTAAGGGTGTGAGAGAGTGTTACAAACAACCTTCTCATCAAAACTAATGGTGGTAAGAAATGGTAAGAAGTGGGATTAGGTGGGGACGAATGGGCCATTATATGGCTAAAAGATAACAACAGTGGGGGGAAATGGTGTAAACCATAGTGAAGCCACTGCGTCTATAACAAGTAAAAGCAAGTTATAGGGGTTAGTACGAGAACCTAACCAACTTTAATGCATCATAAC